GCCATCACGATATTGAGGAGTGCCTGAGCAAGAGTCATCCCCTCAGTTGCGGCTTGCCATCCCTTCACCATGGTGATGAGCCCTTGAATCATGGTGACCACGTTCCAAGCTACTAAGCCAGCAGCGATCGCTCCAATGATCGAAGTGATCAGTGGTCCATTATCGATCACAAAAGTTATAAATCCCTTGATGCTTTCAATGATCGCAGGCATGTTGTCTTTGAGCTGAAGGACCAAATCATTGATAACGGGCGCCAGCTGTGCCAACGCTTCATTCATCAAGCCTTTGGTAGAGGCGGTCAAGGTTTCCATGTTGTCATCAAATGCTCCTAGGGCACTGACGCCTTCATCACTCACCACAGCACCGACTTGATGGGCTTCTAGGGCTAATCGATTAAGTTCGGTTGATCCGGCTTTGATGAGCGGATTTAGTTCGGTCGCACTTTTTCCAAAGATCTGCATGGATAATGCATCTCGTTCGGTTTCATTGGTGACTTTCCCTAAGGCATCGATGACTTCATAAAAGACTTCTTTGTTGTTTCGTAAGCTACCATCAGCATTGGTGATTTGAACACCCAGATCCTTGTAGGCTTGAGCCTGGTCATTGAGTTGCCCGGTAGCCATTGCATCACGCGCACTATCCATCGTTTTGGTCATCTTATTCATGGATCCGGTCATCGTTTCAACCGAGACATCCACAAATCGGGCGGCATATTCCAACTCTTGGAGTTGTTGAGTGGAGATTCCGGTTTTGTTGGAGAGTGTGATGAGTTCATCAGCGAAGTTTCCCCCATCACTCATCAGTTTAAAGAGTGCTGCCCCAGCTGCTGTGGCAGCGGCAGTTAAGCCAACCATAGCCTTCTTACCCAGTTCATTGATGGAGGTGGTTAAGTCTTCGGTTTTCTTACGAAGGGCCTCATTTTGACGAATGGTTTCCTCGGTTTTGTTGTTGTGTTTATCCAGAGCCTCTTTGGTGTCACTAAGCTCTAGGGTATTGCGATTGAATGAGGCGGTTTCCTTATTAATCACGACTTCCAGATCTTGGGCGGCTTTGGAGTTGGCCCCATAAGTTTCTACGATTTGCTGATGCTGAGCCTTGAGAGCTTGAACCTTTTGCTCCTGGATGTCAGTAATGGTGGACAGTGACTTGATTTTGGCACTAAGGCCATCGGCTTGGTCACCCCATGAGCCCATACTAGCGGCTGCGGCTTTGAATTCACTGTCCGCAATCCGAATCAGACGATTGGCTTCAGTGAGTCCGGCTTTAAGATCGGTGGTATCGAGTGTCCACTTCCCACCTAAAATTTCATCATTGGCCATCCATCATCACCTTCCTTTCAGAACCAGTTCACCTGATCGGCATATACTTTCTTACGAACCTTATCTGTTTGAGGGTTCGATGACTTCTTTCTGCCTTTTAACGAAAGCTTATTGATGAGTTTGATCACTTCATCCGCTTGAATCTTTCTTAGAATAAGTGGATCAAGAGACGGAAACGCATGACACAGGTTCATCACTAAATCAAAGAGGACTGCAGAGAGCGGTGAATCCTCTTGAGCTACAGAGGCTTCACCGTCTCCACGTTTTTTTCGTTATTGCCTTCAATGTTTTTGACCACACTGACGATCTGCTGGAAACAGAGTTTGATGTCTGAGACATCCGCTTGTCTTAAGAGCTCTTTGGTTAGTTTTGGAAAGACCAATTGGATGAATTGGCCCATCGCACCAATGGCTTCTTTCTCTGATTTCCCTTGAAGTTTTTCTGAGAGATCGACGACATCTTCGATGATGCCCCAGCGGATTCGGGTGGTGCTAAACTCAGCAACAACTGCATCCTGGTCATCGTAAATAACTAAACTAATGGTGGATTGCATTGAGTACTAACCCTATGGAGTGATCGTAATGACACTCAGGTTTTCCGGAGTGACGACCTGGGTAAACCAGCTGTCGACTTTGGCCAATCCATCGCGAGCATCGACTACCAGTTGTTTACTTGGTTTGGTGGAGTTGTCCGGTAGATCAAAGCGATACTTGGTGGTGATGCCGGTAAAGATCAGTTTGTGATTGTTGGTATCGGTCGAGTTGTCTTGGGCTTTGGCACTTTCTTCATCGAGTCTGAAGGTTCCCTTGTGGCGCCAGACATAGCGGTATGTGCCATCGGTAAAACGTAAACGATACCCAATCGCAAAGTATTTGGTTTGAGTTTCACCGGTATCCAGTAAGGCTCCGGTTTCAATATCCACCACTTTACCCAACAGTTTCGCAACCAAGGCAATTGGCAGAACCGGAACGGTCAAGGTTGCTTCATCAAAGCCTTCAGCGGTCACGATCAGATAGGGTTGGTTGTCATAGTATTTGGGATCAGAAGCACGGTCCGTTTTGACAGAGATTTCACCAGCCGGAGCTAAAACTTCCGGAGTTCCGGAGGTATAGGCGGTCGCATCATCTTTAGTGATCTCCGCGAAGTACAGACTATCAAAGCCTTGATATTCTTCATAGACGTAGGGAGTAGGCATTTAGGTATTCCTTTCTGTGGAAATGAAATTCATCATCCAGCCATAATGCTCACCTTCAAAGCCCATATCCTGCCCTCGGCTATCCCGAATAAACCCGGCATTTCGACAAGCAGTAAATATCGATGAAGGAACTGTGTTGATCACACTCATTCTCTTGGAATAGAGAATGACTTGAATTCGGATGTAGGACAAACGTGGTTGATCATCATAGTAAGATCCATCGGGTGAATCAAGTATGAAATAGGTAATGAAGGTTTCTGGTAGTGGTTCAGCTTCCACGTAAGACCCCTGAAGTCTGACTTCATATCCCAGGGGTGTTAATGCCTGGATCAATCGATCGCGAACATTCATGGCTTAAGACTTTCCAGGATCTTTTCTAGAACCTCTTTTTGGATCTTTCGTGCCTTGGGTTGATTACGTTTGATTGCAGTTTGGATAAAGGGATCAGGTTTCATTCTTGGGGTCCCATATTCAAGAAAAAGGGCTGGAAGGCCCCCCTTACTTAAATTGAAACCAAGCTTTAAAGACAATCGATTCCCTTCTCGCTTGACCTGAGCCGAATCATTGAGTGACTTTTCCGTTTCACCGGTTAAACGGTGTTTCTTTATGGCCGTTTTGAGATCAGTAACGAAGGGTTTAGCGCCTTCCTCAAGCGCTTTGGTGGCCGCTTGGTCAATGTCCCCATTGGCTTTTTGAATGCGTTCCAAGAGGCTAGAAAAGCCACTGATATCGAGTTTCATGGTGTTCTTTGACACTAAGCACCTCCACTGATCTTTTGTACTTTGAAGATCAAATATTGATTTAGCATATCGACATTTTCCGGTTCACCCAGCACTTCCCAGATCGAGTTATCCTGAAGCAAGATGATCCGATCAGAGGCTTGAATGTCCTGACGGTACCAGGTCACCACAACGGCTGTATTATGGATCACAAGTTGACCATTACTGATCGACTCCGTTCCCCCATAAGTCTTGAAACTACAGTTGAGCTGTGGATCCAAGGCATCTTCGTAGGTGAACTCCGGTGCTCCCGAGACGATGGTTGATTTTCGTTTTTGGAGTTTGGTTGGGGTACTGAGATGATCGGCTTCTTTTGGTCTATACACTGGTCACCTCGGTTTGGGTGGTCGCGAGTTGAATAAGGCGCTGCAGGAAGTAAGTACTAAATTTCACTTCTCCACTGGCCAGATTCCATAGATCCGCAACACCCCTAATAAACAAACCAACGGAAGCATCGCTCTCAAGAAGTTCAGTCTTCACTCCGGCGCTTAAGGCAAAGGCTTTGGTGTCTTTGATGTGGCGCAGTACAGTGCTATCCTGATAGGACCCGGTTATTCCTAGGCCCTTTTTCACTTCAATTAAGAGTTCTGCTTCCGTCATGGGTTGATCCTTTCTAGCTTAGGCTAGGCGGCTTTCTTTTCGATGATGACAAAGCCATTGGCACTAACGACATTGCCTCCGACAAAGACACTGCCTTTGATCGCCAGCATGCCTTTTTTGAAGGCTGCATCCTCTGAGACCTTGATCTCATAAGGACTAAACAAAGCCAATTCATAGGATCCTGGGATCCCATAAATCATGCAGGGAGTGGTGGCTACCGTCGCTGCATCACTCAGCGCTTTTAAAGCGCTGTTGATGACATAGCGAACTGAGAGACCGCCATCGCGCAGGATTCCGGAGTTGGGATTGGAGGCATCCGGGGTAATCTCGTAAACGGACTTCTTGTCGGCTCCTCTGACATCCCCAAATGCGATCAGATCGTTTTTGTTGAGCAAGAGGACAGCATTCCCAATGATGTTTTCATCACCACCATAGGACATGGCAATCTTTCTGAGCGTTTTCTCATCGATCGCACTGAATTCAAGCGGGGTATCGGTGATCGCATCGGCATGCAGGATGCCGGTGAATTCGGCTGGAGTCGCGGCCGGATTACCCAAGGGAATCAAACGAGCCACTTTCTTACGCAAAGCAATTAGGGCGGCTTGACGGATCTTGGAAAGATACTGGACCGGAGTCAACTTCGAAACTTCTTCGGTGACTTCGGTATAGATCGAAATCTTGATTGGTTTAATGGAGGCATAACCAAAGACCGGTTCGCCTTCGGTGTAGTCCTGACCTTCAGTGATAATGCCGCCTTCCGCATAACTGATTACAAACGGAACCTCGTATTCGGTCATCCCTTCAGCTGAAACCACATTGACCAGTTCAACCACCGAGGAGACTTCATTGAATTTCTCATTGATGGTGTTCTGAATTGGTTTGGGGCTGATGAGGTTGCCGGACCCGATGGTGACAGCACGCACTTCATCGACACTGAATTCGGTTTTGTTGGTGTTTTTGAAGTCAATCGCACGTTTCTCAAACGCATCGGTCTGATCTTCGCGCTTTTCATCTTCTTTTCCTTGCGGAGCATGCACACCATACGTTGCAAGGATGGTCTTCTTTTGAGTGCTTCGTGCTTCTTCAGCATCCATTTCACTCACCATGGATCGCAGACTTTCGAGCTCAGTTTTGAGTTCTTCCATCTCGGTGTTGAGCTGACGCAGCTCACTGACGTTGTCTGAGGCTTCAGAGCGCTTAAGTAAGCCATCCATCTTGGATTGCTTATCGGCAATGAGCTTCAGTAGTTTTTCTTTATTCATGGGTTATCCTTTCACTTTCATTTGGATACATCGATTCTTTAACTTTAGGATTTCGGATTCTTCCTTCGTTTTATCCAAAACGGCACGAGCATTTTCCAATGCCTTCAGATCACTGTCCAATGATCGGTTTTCGCGTGCACTGATTTCCGTAGCATCATAGGCTGGGAAGTTGACGGCTGAGACTTCACGAACACGAGCGATCTTCTTGATACGTCGGGTTGGAATCTTGGCATCCAGTTCTTCCCAGGCATCTTCTTTTACACTAAACAGAAACGACATCCCGGTAATATCACCGCGCTTGATTGCTGAAGTGAGTGATCGCGCATCTGCGTTATTTTCAACGTCAAGATTGGTTTCGATGTTGAGGCCGCGTTCATCGACTTTGAGGGTCATTGAACTGTTTCCGTTATTACGGCGACTTCTGGCCAACGGGATCTTGCTGAGGTCATGATTCACAAAGAACAGGACGTCGGTGAGATCGGTTTCATCAAAAGCTCCTCGTTCGATGACTTCATAAAAGAAGTTCCCGATGTTGGTTCGGCTATCATAGACGGCTGCCAAGCCGGTGATCGTATTTGCTTGAATACTGAATTCGGAGGTATAGGCGCGACTAATGAGTTCAGTTTTTGGGTTCATTGGGGGGCTCCTTCCGGTGGTTTCTTGGTTTGGTTCATTTGGTATTGGTTGGCAATGTTGACATCGACATAGTTCAGCGACATTAACCGGACATTTCCCCCATCGTAAGGTGGGTATCCGAAGAGTCCTAGGAGCTCATTGTTGGTGAGGGCACCGCGATTGCCCAAGAGATCCCCAACCGCCACGCGCTTATCCAGGGCCATATACAAGAGGTTATTGGCATAAAACACGATCTTGTTTCCAAATTGGAGTTCTCTTTGAGTGAATAGGCTCTTGGTGAAGACCTGATTCAAGGAGTTGATCAAGGGTTCCAGGGTTTTCTCATAGAAGCTTTGGTATTGCTCTGGGGTGAAATCCCCGGTTAGAACCGGTAGAGATACTCCATATTGACGCAGGATCTTTGAATCGATAAACGCCAAGGTATCGGCATCCACTAACTTCGGATCCGGCTTGATTTGAATGTATTCCGACTTCAAATCAGCTGCGATAATCCCATTTTTGTTTTCCGCGAGCATCTTTTCGAAGCGCAGGATCTCGGCTTTCATGTTGTCTTCATCCAGGATCGTGTTGTACTTCATGACCCCATAGATCTGCATCGAGGAATTCACCGATTTCTCAATGGATTGAAGCAACTTATGGTTGATATCCACGGTTTGAAGTAAGGCTTGGGTATCGGGCTGGCCATTCAGGTTGCCGCCCATAAACGGGTTAACCGAGTAGCGATAACGCCAGTGGATGATGTCGCTGTATTTAATGACGAGTTTTTCAGTACCATTGAATCGAAGGTCAACGTACAGCTCGTTTTTGCCATCAACGATGAAGGAGACTTCGGTTGGATCCAGTGGATAAAGAGCCTTGTATTTACGAGCCTTCCCTTCACTGGTTGTCAGCTCTTCATACACCGGTAGGATAAAGACGTTGTAATTGAGAAAGAGCTGCCAGGTGATCTTCTCTAGAAAATCTTTGGTGGTACTCCATTCGTTGGGTCCATATTCCAAGAGGTCACTGATTGAGTCTAAGACAGGCACCTGGAGGTCGTTTTTATCAAAACGAATATGTTTTGGGGTCAGTTTACTGATCTCTTGGGCAATGCAGCCGATGGCTTGTTGAACCACATCACTCGCAAAGACATTTTGACCAAACTGTGAACAGATCGGGGTATTCCCATTGATCATGGCCAGTTGAACATTCCCAGTAGGAGTTTTATTGAATCGTTGAATGACGGAATCAAACCATCCCATTGGATCACCTCACTTTGCCATTTCAAGAAATTCTGTTCGATATCGTTGCCACATGGCATAGAGAATAATCATCGTAGCCGCGCCATCGATACGTCGATTA